TTACGGTAGGCGCAGACAATGACGTAAATGCAACTGGCCGCACCTACGTCGCCTACCTATTCGCCCATGACGCCGGTGGATTTGGGCCGAACAATACAGACAATGTGATCAGTTGTGGGTCGTTTGAGAGTGACGCGAGCGGTAACGCAACAGTCACGTTAGGGTATGAGCCTCAATGGGTAATGACCAAGCGAACTGATTCAACAGGCGTTTGGTCTATGTTTGATGTGATGAGAGGAATGCCGTTGAGCGGCAGCAATCGGTTGATAGAAGCACAATCAAGTGCCGCAGAATCAGCAGGCGGTCAACCTTTGAAACCAACATCGACAGGTTTCAGTGTAACCGGCACAAACGCTTCTGCCACATTCATTTACATCGCCATCCGTCGTGGGCCAATGCGACCACCCACGAGCGGTACGAGTGTTTTTTATCCTTTGACTATTTCTCAAGCTAACAGCATTGATTCTACTGGAGTTCCGTTTCCTCCAGATTTAATCAATACATTTTCAAGGAATGGATCTTCAAGAACTTCAGCTCAACAATTTTTGGTTGTTGATAGACTTCGTAGTGCTGGAGCACCGAATGACACATTTTCTGCTTCTGGCGCCGGATTAAATACTGCGCTCACTGATGCAGAAACCGCAGCGGGATCGGCAAGCCCTTACGTTCAGTTGAAAGCGAATTCACAAGATATAACTAGAGGAACTGGATGGAACACTGCGTCTTATGGTAATTGGGTTAACTATTTTTTCCGTCGAGCTCCCGGGTTCTTTGACATAGTTTGTTATACAGGCGTGGGAGCAGCAGCAACGCTTAACCATAATTTGAGCGTTGCACCAGAAATGGTAATAATCAAAGGCAGGAGCGTCATTTCTAATTGGGGAACATATTTATCGCTGTTGGGTGGAACTGCAGGCAACGGATTAACCCTTAATTCAACAAGCGCCAAAACTGGAACTCCCCCAGTATCTTCTGCTACCGCCACGACGTTCACTTTGAACAATGGCGTATCAACGTCAAATGCACAAACTTACGTTGCTTACTTATTCGCCACAGTAGCAGGCGTCAGTAAAGTAGGTAGTTACACAGGAACGGCAGCGCTGCAAACTATCAATTGTGGCTTCAATGGAGGCGCTAGGTTTGTTCTTATCAAGCGTACTGACGCTACAGGTGATTGGTATGTTTATGATTCTGCTCGTGGGATTACAAGCGGCAATGACCCATATTTGCTAACAAACTCAACCGCTGTTGAAGTGACTGGCACCAACTATGTGGACACAACTTCCGTGGGTTTCCAAGTCACCGCAGCGGCTCCGGCAGGCTTGAACGCGAGTGGTGGCACTTACATTTTCTTGGCGATAGCGTGAGGAAATAATGAGTTGGGCTGACGCACTTAAAGCAATCATTCCTATCGTTGTAGCCAGCTTGGCGTGGCTACTGGGTGAGGTTGGTTCGTTCAACACGCGCTTGACCAAGATTGAAGGGCAGATGCCTGCTTTGATCACGCCACAGGGAACGCCAACGGATAGCCCCATATCTGCCGAGCGTCGCCATGCGATGAAAGAAGAAATATACAAAGACTTGCACGACTTGCAGGTGCGCATCAAGCTGATGGAAGAAAGGGCTAAAAGATAATGATCGTCGAAATTGCCACGGCAATTTCACTAATTAAAGGCGCTAAACAGGCTTTTGAGGTAGCGAAAGAAGCCTTTGATGAGATCAAGGCTTGTGCCGAAGCGGGAAAATCTGCGCATGAATCTTTGGGTGCGTTAACGGGTTTTTTCTCCGCTGCCGGGAAAGCAGAAGAAGGCATAGCAAAAGCCAAAGAATTGCAGGAACACCCTCCAGAGAACATGCCGGAGGATACGCGCAGTGACTACGAAATAGTGATTGACATGATGGTTGCAGAGCGGCAACTGCGCCAGTTTTATGTTGAATTGCGAGAGATGTTTATATACCAATTCCAAGAACCCGGCTTATACGACGAGTTCATGGACAGGTTGCAGAAGTTGAGAGACAACCGCCGTAAAGTGGAGATGGACAAACGGCTGCATCAAAAGGCATTGGAAATGCAAGCGCGTAGAGCGCGGCAAAAGAAGCGAGAACTCATTCAGAACATAGCTGGCACGGTCGTGGTAGTTGGTATTTTTATGGCGTTTATATGGTTTATGGCTTGGATGTTTGACCAAAAAGGGAAACTGTAATGCTGACACTTCTCTCCACCTTTATCTCGTTTTTGATGGGCGGCTTGCCCAAGTTGCTGGACTTTTTCCAAGATCGGTCAGACAAGAAGCATGAGCTTCAACTAGCCCAAATGCAAACCGAGCGGGAGTTACAACTATTGCAAGCTGGCTACGCCGCCCAGCAGAAGGTGGAAGAGATCAAGTTGGACGAGATAAAAGTCCAAGCTGCTTCCGATGAGCGGCAGTCCTTGATCGCTGCCCAGCAGTCCGAGATGGAGATGATCTACAAGCACGACATGAGCTTGAACGAAGGCACCAGCCGGTTCATGAAAGACCTTCGTGCCAGTGTCCGCCCAGTAATTACCTACGGGTTTTTCTTCCTGCTGGTGGGTATTGACTCAGTGCTGGCATACAAGGGTTTGACCACCGGGATAGACTTCAACGTGCTGGCTGACCAGCTTTGGGATAACGAGACACAAGCGCTGTTTGCTTCGATAATTGCGTTTCATTTTGGTGGCCGGGCGTTTGGGAAATAACCATGCCGGTTAGCAAAAAAGCTCTTGAATGTATAAAACACCATGAAGGCGTTCGCTTAAAGCCTTACCAGTGTCCTGCAAAGCTTTGGACAATCGGCGTTGGGCATGTCATTGACGCAAATCACTGCAAGCTAAAAGTCGAGGAGCGGGTGGGATTACCATGCCCACCAGAGTGGAACAGAACCTTTACGATGGAAGAAGTCGATGCCATACTTGCAAAAGACCTTGAGCGGTTTGAGCGCGGGGTACTTAGATTTTGTCCTGCTGCTGGCTCTCGTCAAAGCTGGCTGGACGCTTTGGTCAGCTTTAGCTTTAACGTAGGGCTGGGGACTTTACAACGCAGCACACTGCGGCAGAAGTTTAACCGGCAAGATTATGCAGGCGCAGCGGATGAGTTCTTGAAATACACCAAAGCTGGGGGTAAGGTGCTCAAAGGTTTGGTCAAGCGGCGTAATGATGAGCGTGCATTGTTTATAGGTGCATAAATGCCACGAGCCATCCTAATTCGCCCATATCCGGGTTGTTCTCAAAGGGAGGCAAATTAACATGAAAGAAGTCTGGGAAAAGCCAAGACCCAAAGACTTGGGCAAACCTACCAAATTAAGCCCAAATCAGAAGAAAGCTGCCAAGGCATTTGCCAAGAAAACTGGTACCAAATACCCGTCTCTAGTGGCTAATTTGCAAGGCGCCAAGGCCAAGAAAGGTAATTGGTAATGGCCGTCTTAATGACTTATAACTCGCTGTTTGATGACATTTCCAGCTACTTGGAAAGAACTGACACTGCGACTCTTAATAAAATCCCAACATTCATTATGTTGGCAGAGCAGACGCTTGCCAGCGAGATCAAGTTTCTTGGCAACCTGACCGTTAATGAATCAACAATGGTCTCTGGTGATCCGATCATTACCAAGCCTGCTCGGTGGCGCAAGACGGTTTCCATGAGGGTTTCTGTCAATGGAGAGCGTCGCCCCATTTTTTTGCGAACTTACGAATATCTGCGCCAATATTGGCCTGATGAGTCCCAAGAGGATGTGCCAAAGTATTACGCAGATTATGACTATAGCCATTGGCTAATCGCCCCAACGCCTGATGAGGCGTATTCGTTTGAGGTGATGTACTACGAAGAAGTCCAGCCGTTGGACGCCACAAATCAAGTTAACTGGTTTACCCAATATGCGCCGCAAGCCATGCTGTATGGCTCCTTACTGCAGGCTATGCCCTTCTTGAAGAATGATGAGCGTATGCCTCTTTGGAGAGCCGAATACGACAAAATTGTTGCTCAACTAAAAACTGAGAACATTCAGCGTTTGGGTGATCGTCAGGCAATTGCTCAGGATAGCTAATCATGACTTATACAAGCCCATTTACCGGAAACGTAATTATCCCAACAGATGTCAGCTATCAAGACATTTCGTTGACGCAAAATGAAACGCTTGTTTGGCCTTTCTTTGCCACAAATAATGATTTGTATGTTTCTCGCATTATTGATTTAAGTTCTGATGCGAGTGGCAGAACTCTGACAATGCCCGCGGCGGATCAGGCTTCTGTTGGTTCCGACTCTTTGTTAAATAATTTTGGGTCTTATGATATAGACATATTAGACAATGATGGTGGGGCTATTTGTACTGTCCCTGCTGGCAAAGCCCAATATATCTATATTACTGATAACTCAAGCGCCGCTGGTGTTTGGGGCGTTCTTGCTTTTGGCGCCACAACATCAAACGCAAATGCTGCGACTCTAGCTGGTTTTGGATTGGTGGCAAGCGCCAATACGTTGAATCAAAGCCATCCTGCTTCAAGCATCTCAAATGGCGATACTTTTACTTCTACAGACAGGGCTCAAACCAAAATTTGGGCTTCTGGTGCTGGGTCAGTAACTTTGCCAAGCGTTATTAGTTTAGGCAATAACTGGTTCACGTTACTGAAAAACAATGGAACTGGCACCTTAACTGTTAACTGTACTGGTGGCGATAACATTGACGGTAACCCAACAAAAGATTTTTCTCCTGATGAGTCAGCTTTTATTATCTGTACTGGGGCTAGTTTTGTTTCTGTTGGTTATGGCAAAAACTCTAATTTTGCGTTTAGTTCTTTAGTCAAGCCGGTCACATCAGGCACCTACGTTATTACGCCAAGTGAGGCTGCAAACACCATACAAGTGTATACAGGCACTCTTTCTGGCAATGTAATCGCTGAGTATCCGCCTGCTGTTAATTTGTATGTCATATCAAATCAAGTTGTTGATAATGGCTATTCGCTAACCATTACCACTGGGGTTGTGGGTGGTGCTGACGCCATTATTCCTCCGGGTCAGCAAGTTACCTTAATTTGCGACGGCACTAATTTTTTAAACGCCAACACTATACAGGCGGGTGCTACAAACATCAGTCTAATTAACGGTACTGTAAGCACGCCTTCACTTAATTTTGCTTCTGAAACAAGCAGCGGTTTGTATCGTCCCGGTGCTGGTCAAATGGAGTTTGCAATATTGGGTGCCAATGTTTTGCAAATTAATGCCTCTGGAATCAGCGTAACAGGTACTGGGACATTTAGTTCTGGTATATCTGGGGGCGTATTCACATGACTAAAAAAACATTTAGTTTAGATACGCAACCCGGGATCCAAAGAGATGGAACTGTTTTAGATAAACAGT